ATTTCGCTCTTCCGATGTCGTCATGCACATTCACGATGAGATCGTCATAGAGGCGGATCAGCACATTTCGCTTGAGACGGTCTGTGAGCAGATGAGCCGAGTTCCACCTTGGGCAAAGGGGCTTCCGCTTCGCTGTGACGGCTATGAATGCGATTTTTATCAAAAAAACTGAAAATGGTCTACGGAAAACCGCCCGGCACTGTCCATTCAGAAGTGAGGGCGGTTTCGCCTATCACAAATATGGAGGCAATCACATGTTTTACATCAAAACCAAGCAGTACTGCGGAAAGACGATCACAACCGAGATCACGAACGAAAACGTCTTTACGCGTTGCCCTGAATGCGGGCGCGAGATGCCCGTCGATCTGGCAGAGATCTTCGCGGACTGTGAAGGCGATCTCTTCAGCACACAAGTCGTATGCGCGGCTTGCACTAAGAAAAGCGCAGAGAGCCGGCTTACATTGAAAGGCTCCAAGATAGCGACGGACGGCATCACGGTGCTCGCAAATGTGCTGCGCAAAGCCGGCTACTGGAAGGAGCTATCTGCCCTGTTTGACCAGTTTGAAATCGAGGATATGCGGGATCTCGAGCCGGACCAGATGCGCGCTTTTTCAGATGCGCTAACCAGTCTCGCGGTTATGGGAGGGTTGGTATGAACAACAAAAACGCAGAGGGATATCCGGATCCTACTGCCACAACCGCACTGGAAAATGTGGCGCGCGCCGAGGATGCGCGCGTCTATCGCTCGCTTGTATATGTCGCGTCCCCATATGCGGGTGATACGGCGGAAAACATTTCACGCGCTAGAGAATATTGCAGGTTCGTCGTAAACAAGGGGGCGATCCCCCTTGCGCCGCATCTGCTCTATCCACAGTTTATGGATGATAGCGACGAGGATCAGCGGATCCTGGGGCTACGATTTGCCATCTCGCTGCTTTACATGTGCGATGAACTTTGGGTTTTCGGTGAAAAGGTCTCTGCCGGCATGGCAAAGGAAATAGAAAAAGCCGAGAAGCGCGGCATGCGAATTCGACGCTTCAACTCGAAATGCGAGGAGGTAAAAGCGATATGAATGAACTGATCCCGATCCAATATGAAAGCGAGAATCCAACCGTCAGCGGGCGGGAACTCCATGCTGCGCTCGATATTGAGACGCGTTATAACGATTGGTTCCTTCGGATGTGTGAATACGGCTTTCAAGAGGGAAAAGACTTTTACTCAATTTTGAGTAAAAGTTCAGGCGGCCGCCCAGGAGCCGACCATGCGATCACCATTCCAATGGCGAAGGAATTATGCATGCTCCAACGCACCGAAAAGGGTAAGCAATGCCGCGCATATTTCATCAGCTGCGAGGAAGCGTGGAACTCTCCTGACAAGATCATGGAGCGCGCGCTGCAGATCGCGCACCGGCGCGCAATCGAAGCGGAGCGTCGCATCTTTGGTTTGCTGGAGGAGAAGGAGACGCTCGAAATCGCGCTAAACGAGTCGATCCAGTTTTACACGGTGGCGAAATACAACGGCGCGTTCAAAAAGGGCTGGACGTTGGCACAGTGCCAGTTGATTGGCAAGCAACTTACGGCCTATTGCCGCGCGCGCGCCATCCAAATTCGCAAATGCGAAACCAACGATGAGCGCTTTGGAGCGGTGAACAGCTATCCCATCTCTGCCTGGGACGATTTCATGGAGGTAGGTTTGTATGCGTAATCTACCGATCGCATATGGCAACAGCTGCTTCGCCAAGACATGGCCGAATAAAACAACCACCTTTGACGAGCTCTGCGTGCGGTTGGAACAAACCATCCGCACGACAGAGTCCGTGGAGGAATACCAGAAACTGGCGAAAATGGAGCGCGACCGAATCAAGGATAAGGGCGGGTTCGTTGGAGGTCAACTGCGCGACAATCGCCGCAAGCGTGAGAATGTGGCCGGCCGCTCGATGCTGACGCTCGACTGCGACCATGCTGACGTCGACTTCGTTGCCCGCTTCAACTCCGGCTGCAAGTTCGCCGCCTGCCTATACACCACCCACGGCCATACGCCGGAAGCGCCGCGCGTCCGCGTCATCGTACCCATGTCCCGCGATGTCACGCCGGATGAGTTTGTCGCCATCTCACGCTACTTTGCAGATGAATGGGGCATCGATCAGTTCGACGAGTGCTCTTACCGCCCACATCAGCTGATGTACTGGCCGACCACGCCGGCGAACGGCGAGTATCTCTGCAAACGCGTCGAAGGCGCGTGGCTGGACCCGGACGCGTATCTGGCGCGGTATCCAAACTGGAAGGATTGCTCGCTGCTTCCGACGTCTTCCCGGGAAAGCGCTGTCCGGGAAAGCAGCCGAAAACCGCAGGAGGATCCACTGGCCAAGGCGGGCGTGATCGGTGCGTTTTGCCGGACATACGGCATGGAGGCTGCAATCGCAGTGTTCCTTCCCGACGTGTACGAGCCATCCCTGGTCGACGGCCGCTACGACTACATCCCCGCCGACAGCAGCGCGGGCGTGGTGATCTATGATGACAAGTTCGTATACAGCCATCATGCGACCGACCCCGCCTGCGGGAAGCTTCTCAACGCGTTTGATCTTGTCCGCATCCATAAATTCGGGGATGACGATGATAAAAAGTCCTTTGCTGCCATGATGGATTTTGCCAGCAAGGACGATAACGTCAAATTGCTCATGACGCAGGAGCGTATCGCAAACGCAAGTCAGGAATTCGATGAACAGGAGGACTGGAGCAAGCAGTTGAAATATGCGACGCGCAGCAGCGTTTTAGAGAACAGCGTCTGGAATCTAAACCTGATACTGGAGAACGATCCTGATTTTGCAGGGTTTGCGTATAACGAACTCGCCAATCGCATACAGATTACAGGCGGACTCCCTTGGGAAAGGCCGGAAGGGAATCTTTATTGGAGAGATGCGGACACCGCGCAGCTGAAATCGCTGATAGACGCCCGGTATCTCCCGTTTTCCAGCCGTAACCACGACGTCGCGTTTACGAAAGTCGCTGACGACCGCCACTTCCATCCGATCCGGGATTACCTGGACGCGCTGCCGACATGGGATGGAATGGTGCGTGTAGAAGATTTATTCATCCGCTATCTGCAAGCGGACGACACCCCGTATGTCCGCAGCGTTACAAAAAAAGCGTTCGCCGCGATGGTGGCGCGCATCTATCGACCCGGCGTGAAATTCGATTGCGTACCCGTGCTGGATGGCGAACAGGGCATCGGGAAGAGCTCTATTGTAAAGGACCTGGTCACTTCCGAATACTATTCGGAATCCCTTTCCCTGACCGATATGGACGATAAGTCCGGCGCGGAGAAGCTGCAAGGCTTCTGGGTGGTGGAGATCGGCGAGCTGGCCGGCATGAAGAAAGCCGATATTGAAAAGGTGAAAGCGTTTTTATCGACAGCAGATGACAAGTATCGTCCCAGTTATGGCAAGACCGTCGAAAGTCATCCGCGGCAGTGCGTCATTATCGCCACCGTCAACGGCGAGCGCGGTTATCTGCGCGATATCACCGGCAACCGCCGATTCTGGGTGATCAAGCTGCATCAGCAGCGGCAAAAACAGAAATGGCATTTTGACCAGAACTTCCGCAATCAGTTCTGGGCGGAGGCAAAGGCAATCTATGAGTCCGGAGAAACACTTTATCTGGAGGGGGATCTTCTCGACGCCGCAGAGGAAGCGCAGCGCGGTGCCATGGAGGCGGACGAGCGAATAGGCATGGTGGAAGAATACCTAAACACCCTTCTGCCGGAGAATTGGGACGCGATGGATCTCTATGCCCGCCGCGAATACCTGACAGACACGAACAGCCCACTGGTAACAAAAGGCAACGTCAAGCGCAGTTCTGTCAGCAATGCAGAGATTTGGTGCGAGTGCTTCAGTAGAAGTTTTCAGGATTTGAAGCCTTCCGACAGTTACGCGATCGCTGCGCTCATGACGCAGATTAACGGATGGGAGCGCACCAACGACCGGAAAACGCTGCACATTTACGGAAAACAGCGTCTGTATCAACGCACAATCCTGTGATGCTATGGGACGGACAGGACAACCAAACCCCTTATATTAGAAATGGTTTTTATAAGACCAGAGATAGAACTCGTACCTGCACACACGCGCGTATCTATATATAAGGAAAAGTTGTCCTGACTTGTCCTTTGTCCCGAGAATGGAGTGCTAATGAAAGAAAAAACAATCGAAAAAAAACTCACCTTAGCTGCTAAAAACATGGGCGGCATCGCGCTGAAGTTTATGAGCCCTGGATTAGACGGAATGCCCGACCGCATCGTACTTCTGCCTGGTGGCCGCATGGGATTTATAGAGGTCAAGGCTCCTGGTAAGGTGCCGCGGCCTTTGCAGGAAGCCAGACACCGGATGCTGCGGATACTGGGATTCAGAGTATATGTGCTGGACACTGTCGACCAGATTGGAGGAATACTAGATGCAATATGTGCCCCATAACTACCAGAAATTCGCCACGGGCTTTATTGAAGAGCATCCGATCAGCGCGATTCTGCTAAGCATGGGCCTTGGCAAAACAATTATCACGTTGACCGCCATCTTTAACCTGATGTTCGATTACTTCGATGTGGGAAAGGTGCTGGTGATCGCGCCCCTTCGAGTCTGCACCAACGTCTGGAGGCAGGAAGTGGAAAAGTGGCCGCATCTGCAAATGTTACGGGTTTCGGTTGCGGTAGGCTCAGAACGCGAAAGGCTTTCTGCCCTGCGTGCCAAAGCTGACATTTATGTGCTGAACCGTGAAAACATCCAGTGGCTGATCGAGGAAAGCCGGCTGACGTTTGACTACGACATGGTTGTGATTGACGAACTGTCATCCTTTAAAAACCACCAGACTAAACGGTTTAGGTCGCTGATGAAAGTGCGCCCGAAGGTCAAGCGGGTGGTAGGTTTGACAGGTACTCCGACGAGCAACGGCCTGATGGACTTGTGGGCGGAATATCGGCTCCTGGATATGGGGCAACGGCTCGGAAGGTTTATCGGCCAGTACCGCACCGACTACTTTGTTCCTGATAAGCGCAACGGTCAGGTGATCTTCAGCTACAAGCCGCTGCCGGATGCCGAGAAGCGGATCTACGACAAAATCGCCGATATTACGATCAGCATGAAGGCGACGGACCATCTGATCATGCCGGAGCTGATCAGCTGCGAATATAAAGTGCGTCTATCTGAGGAAGAGCTTCGCGGCTACGACGATTTGAAAAGCAAGCTCGTGTTGCAGATCCCGGACGGCGAAATCACTGCCGCAAACGCCGCGGCTCTATCGGGCAAACTGTGCCAAATGGCAAACGGTGCGATCTACACCGATGAAGGAGATGTCATTTCGATACATGATCGCAAATTGGACGCACTGGAAGATCTGATTGAAGCGGCGAATGGAAAACCTGTCATGGTGGCTTATTGGTTTCGGCACGATTTAGCCCGGATCTCTGAACGACTGCACAGGCTCCACATTCCATTTTCGCAGATCGACACTCCGGAGAGTATCCGAAGATGGAACGCCGGCGAGCTCCCGATAGCGATGGTGCATCCTGCCTCTGCAGGACATGGTCTGAACCTGCAAAACGGTGGTTCTGCAATCATCTGGTTCGGGTTGACCTGGTCCTTGGAACTCTACCAACAGACCAACGCCCGCTTATGGCGACAGGGCAGAGCGCAGAAACCGTTGTGGTGCAGCACATTGTGGCAAAAGGAACCATCGACGAACGAATATTGAATGCGCTTTCTGCCAAAGACCGCACGCAGTCGGCGTTGATTGCAGCGGTGAAGGCCGAACTGAAAATCTAAGACAATCTAAGACAACATACGACAATCCGTGCCAATCCGAGGGAATAAAAATTCGGAGGTACGTTTATGGAAACCTATGAGAACCTGGCAAATGCCATTATTCTGCAAGCGGTGAAGGATTACCGACATGCGCTCCGCTACCTGAAGCGCCATCCACACACACAAGACCTTGATTCTGAGGAAAGTATGCAGGATATGCGAAAGCGCGCCCTGCGCAGCATGATTATCCGAAAAGAAGGTGAACGTGATGAGATTGAACAGTTTTTCCGCTCAGGCTGGTTTGAGGCGCTCTCGAATCTGAATGGTGTAGCGCTTCTGAACAAGGTTCGTTCTATGGAGGTGGGCTGATATGACTTCCTTGGAGTATCTGAGCGAAGCCTATCGGCTGGATCTTCGCATTGACAGTAAACTCGAACAGATTGCCTCCTTGAACGAGCTGGCTGAGAAATGTTCATCGTCGATCACCGGCATGCCTCACGACCCAAGCCATAGCGTGTCCTCTATGGCGGATGCCGTTGCGAAAATTGTGGATCTTCAGGCAGAGATAGACAGCGATATTCACCGGCTGATAGACATCAAGCGCCAGATTGTTACCGCAATCAAAGCTGTTGATAACAAGGAATGCCAGACACTGCTTGAGCTCCGTTTTCTCTGCGGACACACTTGGGAAGAAGTCGCAGCCAAGATGGGATACAGCATTCAGCATACATTTCGTATGCGCGACCAAGCTTTGACAAAAATCAAACTGCCGAAAAGATGAGAGTAAATGAGAGTTGATGTTATATGTGAATCTGGTACAATAGCAGTGTAGAAAGTGTAGGCGCGAGCCACCGAGGAGAAATCCTGCGGTGGCTTTTCTTATGCCTGAAAGCGAGGCGCACAAATGCCAAGAAAACCAAAGCGCCCCTGCTCCTATCCCGGCTGCAGCAGGCTGACCGACGGTCGGTACTGCGAGGAGCACAAGCAGATTGCCGAGCGCCGTTACAACAAATACCAGCGAGATCCCGACACCAACCAACGTTATGGCCGAGCATGGCGGAAAATTCGTGCGCGTTATATTCAGGCGCATCCGCTGTGCGAGCAATGTCAAAGCGAAGGCAGGTTGACGCCCGCGCAGGAAGTGCATCACATCCTTCCGCTTGCAGACGGGGGCACCCACGACGCGGGAAATCTCATGGCGTTGTGCAAGAGCTGCCATTCCAGTATCACGATCGGCAGCAACAACATGAAACGTCAATAGGATGAACAGAACTACCCCGTGGGGTATATGAATCGCTACAACCTTGATTTTTGTGCAACGCGGTCGGGTCGCGTACAAACTTTCGCGGTTTCAAGAGGTTGAATAGGCCTCTATTTTTTATGGGAGGAAATGTATATGCCAAACGGTCATGGAGGGGCACGTCCCGGTGCTGGTCAGAAGAAAAAACCTCTTGCAGATAAGATGCTCGATGGCAACCCCGGCAAGCGTAAGCTGACTGTCGTGGAATTTCCGAACGCAGTTGAGTTTCAGGGTGTGAAAATGCCCCAACCCAGCACAATGCTCTCCGCCGTGCAAAAAGACGGGAAGCCGCTTATCGCGTCGGAGATCTACGAACGAACCTGGAGTTGGCTGAACGAACGTGGCTGCGCGAGCATCGTCTCTCCGCAGGTGCTGGAACGATATGCCATGAGCGCTGCGCGCTGGATTCAGTGTGAAGCGGCGATCACAGAATACGGGTTCCTCGCAAAACATCCGACGACAGGGAATGCGATTCAATCGCCGTATGTGGCCATGAGCCAGAACTACATGGCGCAGACAAACCGGCTCTGGTACGAGATCTTCCAGATCGTAAAAGAGAACTGCGCCGCTGACTACACGGGCGCAAATCCGCAGGACGATGTTATGGAACGCCTGCTGACCGCTCGACGGGGGAAATGAGTATGGACGAAGTACAGGCATTTATCCATTCGCTACGGTACCATCGCCTGACGAGTCAGCAGCGCAAAACACTGCGCGGGCAAGCTCTTTCGGGGAATCTTCCCGCGGCGCAGGCTGGATTACGAAAAATCGTGTCGAAAGGAATCAACCATGGTCATTCAAACACTTCCGGTCGGTAAGCTCATTCCGGCAGACTACAATCCTCGTAAAGACCTCAAGCCCGGCGACCCGGAATATGAAAAGCTGAAGCGCTCGCTGTCTGAGTTCGGATATGTGGAGCCGGTCATCTGGAACAAGACTACCGGCCATGTTGTCGGCGGGCACCAGCGATTGAAGGTCCTGATCGACACCGGTGTGGCCGAGGTCGAATGCGTTGTCGTGGAAATGAGCGAAGAAAAGGAAAAAGCGCTCAACGTCGCGTTGAATAAAATCAACGGCGAATGGGACAAGGATAAACTCTCCCTGCTGATCGCTGATCTGCAGGGCGCTGACTTTGACGTATCGCTGACAGGGTTTGATGTCGCTGAGATTGATAAACTGCTGAACAGCGGAATGGATGCCGCGGAAGATGGCTTCGATGTAGACGCCGAGCTTGCTAAGCCAGCGTTCTCCAAACTCGGAGATGTTTGGACGCTCGGACGGCATAAGGTCATATGCGGCGACAGCACCAAGCCAGAAACATATGTCGCTCTTATGGGTGAAAAACAGGCAAACCTGATTTTGACTGATCCGCCTTATGGTATCGACTACGACA